GGGCGTAACCGGTCTGCACAATTTTACCGCTACCAGTAGCTTGTGCGCTCAGTATTTGCAACGCCACGCCATCTGAATACTCGGCGATGTTGTACTCGGCGATGCCGTACTCGTAGACGCCCTGCGTCGGGATCAAGACGTTGGCCGACAGGTAGTTGGCGCTGAAGTCAAAACCCCACTTCATCGTCACATACTGGTTCGTGCCGCCGATAACGATCACCTTCAACCGCTTTAGCAGCGAGGTGACATTGGCGTTGCCGAGGTCAGCATGGTTGGTGAAGTACTGCATCCGGTAGGCCGATGTGTGGTCTTGGTAGGTGCCGTACTTGCCGATGTAACCGTTCTTGCCGATCAGCAGATCGCCGTTGCGCTTGGACAGCAGCGCGGTCGGCTGGATCGAGTTCCAGTTGGTGATGCGAAACGAGCCGTCCTGCAACTGCGTGCGGGTGTCAAAGCAGTAAACCTCATTGACCGAAGGCAGCGTCAACAAATAGAAGGCTTCCGACTCGGAGTAGACCGACTTGATGCTGGCCAACGTCTCGCCGGCCACAATGCCCATCAGATCGCTTCGCACGTTCTTGGACAAGTCACCCAGCGGCGCGGACTTCTCAATGATCGTCCGGGCAAACGAGCGAACGCCCGAGTTGGACAGGAACAATACGTCTTTGCCGGTAGCTTGGATAGAGTCGCGGGCAATGCAGCCAATACCTCCCACCGTGTCCGCCAGCGCCATCGTCGAAGGCGTCGTGGCGTTGGCGTACACCAGAATTTGGCGCTTGCCGAAGATGATCAAGAAGCCGTTATGCGCTGCCAGACCCTGCACTTCGTCTGAGCCGGACGGCCAGACACGGTCAACATTGAGCGAGCCGGCCGTGCCGGTAGACCAGACATGGCCAGCCAACAGGTCAGAAAAGTAAACTGTGTTCTTGACTGTGGCCGTATTGGCTACCCAAAGCCGGCCAAACGCCGCCAGAACGATATTGCCCGACGGCACGGTGCCGACATAGCCCGTCTTCTCAGTCACACGCCGGTACGTTGTGGTGCTGACAGCCGGGTCAAAGATCAGCGGATCATGGCCGGTCTGAAAAAAGTAGGTGATGCCGTTAAGCGAGGTGCAGGACCAGTTGCTGGCTGTGATGGTAGGTGCAGTGCCCCCGCCCCCGTAGGTCAATTCTGTCACGGCGTTCGAGCCGTTCAGAAAGAACAGCTTGTTGTTGCCCGCAAACAGAACCGTCAGTGTTCCGTCAGGCTGCACCAATTCATGGATGACGCCGACGTTGTTGGCGCCCAGGTTGCCAGACGAGCTATTGACGCGAGACCAACCCTTGCGCGAGCCGATCCGGCCGTACTGGTCGATGATGCAGTTAGTCGCGACCAGCGCGAAGCCAGCCGCCAAGTCCAGAGGCGAGTCCTGAGTATTCAATCCGTAAAAGCCGGGTGCCGATATTGCAGAGGTTTGAAGTATCTGGCTCATTGCGATTCCAAGTACTGTATTGCTTTGGCAAGAATTTCAGGCGAGTCGCGAAATTTTCCAAGTGCGGTGTTGCAGTGATGGCAAAGTAAACCCCGAATTTTTTTTGTCGTGTGGCAATGGTCGACAAAAAGTAGGCTCTTATAAGCCTCTGTTTCGTCGCACGCGCAAATAGCGCATTTATGGTTTTGCGCCACTAGCTTCGCGTTGTAGTCCGCTAGAGACAAATTGTATTGAGATTTAAGCCAATATTTTCTGTTTAAAAGCATCCAATCGTCATTTGACATGCTAGATTTTTTATCCAGAAGTTTTTGCGCTTTACATTTTTTGCATATCCACGCATACCCCCGTACCTTGCCAATTGCTTTTGGAAAATCCTTGCAAGGCTTAGATAGCTTGCAGTGAGAGCAAGAAAGCATGTCCACAGGCACTAACTTCAGAACTACATCCTGAGGAGCTGAGATGCTGACGGTCTGGAGGGCTTGGCTCATACCGCGACAAACTCTTGGTTTTCTGGGTAGCGCGTGCCTTCTAAGGCGATGTAGTCAGACAGCATACCTCGGTAAAGCTGATAGGCCTCCGATGAGTTAAGACCGCCATCTTCGCCGCGCTCTACCAGCGCCCGGGCGTAGGCGTTCTGTACCACCAAGCTATCGGGAACCATCACCAGCGTGCTGTCGGCCGACAGAGTGGCTTGGGGCACGGTCAGCGAGAACGGCAGGTTGTAGACCCCGTCAGGGCGGGCGTACAGCACCACCTTGGTGTCGCCGTTGGTATCAACGCCGTCAAACGAGAAGTACTCAGGGATGCCGGTGACTGACGGCACGAAGTTTTGAAACCGGTTCATCTCTACGAAACTGATGTTCCGCAGGCCGACATTGGCTGTCGTGTTGATGGCGTCCATGACTTGGAACTTCTGGCCGGCACCAGTCAGCGAGTAGATGTGATCACTGGCATTGGTCGTGATGGTGATCGTCTGGCCCAGCACATTCCAAGCGTAGGCGTCCTCGATCTGGCGCTTGGCGTCGTTGATGAATTTGCCGATAAGGATTGAGTAAGCCGTCTCGCCATTGGTCGAAACTTGCGTCTCGCGCAACCGGATCAGCACGTCATTGATGAGTTGTAAATATGTCATTGGCGGGTCAATCCTACTTCTTCAAAAGTGGCGATGATGTCGAACACGCTGGCGGTTTCCGTGATTACGCGAAGTTCGTCACCCTCTTCCAAGACCACATAGGCATTGCTGAACTGGGTATAGGCTTTGGACGAATACGGCACTTGCGTCAGGATGTCAACGCTAACATTAGCGCTTGAGTCGTACCACTGCACCGTGATGTACTTATTGTTGGCACCCGTGTTGTGGATATACAACAAGTTGAACTTGGCGTAGTAACCCGTCGGCGCTTTGTATATGGTGGTCTGCGTTGCCCCGACCAGCTTTAAACCAACGGATATGGGCCTCATTTTTTGTTCCTGGCTGAGATGGCCTTGGCTTTTGCCTTAGCATCCGTCTTGGACGACGCGCCCCAAGCCTTCAAGGACAACAGAAGCCGCGTAGGCTCACCATCCTTGTACTCAGGCCCGGGCATGTTGCCCATCCGTGCTAAAAAGGAGGCCCGCCTAGGGTTGTCGCCTAACTTGACCGGGGCTTTGAGACTGCCACCGGTTGCGGCATTATAAGACGAACGGCCCTTGGCATTCAAGCCCCCCGTCTTGGCTTGGCCTTCTTTTCGTTGCCAAGCAGGCGTTTTCATTTCTTCTTGGCAGTCTTGGCAGACTGCTTAAAAGCGGCGAGTGTCGGCGCGCCTTTTGTGCCAGGCTTACGCATCTTCTCTTTAGAACCCGCAGCAATGCGGGCCTTCTTGGCATTGATTGCAGCATACAGACCGGGCTTCATTTCTTCTTCGCCTTCCCAGCCTGCGACAGCGCGATGGCGATGGCCTGCTTGGGGTTCTTGACGACTTTGCCGCCCTTGCCCGAGTGCAGGCCGCCGGCCTTGTACTCGCGCATGACCTTGCTGATTTTCTTTTCAGCCTTGGTTTTCATTTCTTCTTGCTCGCCTTGTTGGTGGCGGTGCGCTGGCCGCGCTTGGGCAGCGGCTTTGGCTTGCCAACGGCAACTACGACTGTGACTGGCATGGCCTTCTTGGCCATCTTTGGTGCTTTTCCGTACATGATTTACTCCTGAACAGTTTCAACAACTTTGCGAGGGCGACCCGTGCGCTTGGCCGGTTCATTTACTTCAGGCTCAACAACAGGCTCGTCAATCAAAACGTAGCCGCCGTGGCCCTTCATTGTTTGAATGTCGTGCGCTAGGGTGAACGTGACCGTATTACCACTCTGAATGCAACGATAGGTAGCCATTATTTTCTTTCAAAAAACAGGGGGCCGAAGCCCCCCGTTGTTTAGACCATGCGGCCAATAACCAGTTTAACGGTCGTAGACGCCAGATTAACAGCACCGCCGGTGGTGTTTGAGCTGGCAATAGTCACGGTATTTGCGGCTGAAACATAGGCGCGGCGAACAAGCCCGCCCTCGCTTACGCCAGCCGAAAGACCGATAACCATGTCGCCCAATGCAACACCGGGAACAGTAACTGTGTCGGTTCCAGTAGCTTGGTCTGCAATTTCGGCAGTGTCCAAGGTGCAGGTGATAGCCCAAGTATCGGAGAAGATACCTCGGAATTGATCATTCCCGCGACGGGAAGTGATTGCGGATGCAGCAGCCATTTCTTACTCCTGTGTAGGATAACCCCCCGGCTTGTGGCCGGGGGATCATCATTAGGCTGGAACAGCCAAAGCGAACGCGCCAGAGGCGTTGGATGCGGTGCTGGTGGCGCTGGTACGCAGAGCCTTCACACCGTACAGGGTGTCAGCCGTGAACAGGGTACCGAGGTATTCCTGCTTGTACTGAGTCTGTGAACGGATGCCGATCTGCTCGACCAGAACCATCGAGTCCTTGTGACCCATCAGGCAGATACGGTCGGCGGCGCTATTGCCAGCGCCGTTGTCGGCGTTGGTAGAAGCGAACACAGCGATGCCGTACAGTTGACCGATTTCACCGTTGCGGATAGCGTCGCCGTTGCCGATGAACGCTTGCTCGGTATAGCGGGCCAGACCCATCAGGGTGTTGCGGCTCGACGGTGGGATCAGGAAGAATCGGCCGTCCATAGGAACGTCGTTGTCGTCCAGGCGCTGGATGGTGCGGCGGATAGCAGCATCAGTCAGAGCAGCAGCGTTGGAAGTCGTGCTGTTGTAAGCAGTCGTGCCGTCAGAGCCAACAAAGGCTTTGGTGGCCGTGTTGCTGGTGGCGTAGTCGTCAGTGCCGACAGTGGCGCCGTTGAATGCGCGACCCAACTGAACCAGGTCAGTGTCGATGCGCTTGGCCAGGGCGTAGCCGGCGTCTTCCGTGTAGAAAGAACGCAGGCTGGTCAGGGCTTGCACTTCGACGATGTCCTCGATCAGACGGCTGTATTCATAGTGCTTGTTGATCAGCACTTGAATGTTGGTGTCGCTCTCTGCAATCAGAGTAACGGCGTCAGTCGCAGCTTTGGCCGAGGCGTTGCCACGGGCTGGGCTAGGGATGTTAACGGTGTCGCCCTTTTTGCCTTTGAAAGACATCTTCTTGACCACGTTGGCCAAGACGAGTTTCTTGCGGTAGGCAGCAACAATTTCGTCACTCCAGATTTCTGGAATGAAGTTAGCTGCGGAGGTAGTCGTTACCGAGTTTGTGGGGGAAAAAGCAGTATTTGCCATGATGGAAACTCCAAAATTAAATTATCGAACACGCCCGTCAGCATAAGCCTGCATGATTTCATCACTCAGGGTCTCGTACCGGTTCGGGTCAGTCATCTTGAGACGAATAAGGTCGGCACGTCGGTAGACTCGCTTGGAACTCTCGCCAGAGCCACCTACGTCAACCTGCGCGGCTTTCATCGACTTGGTTCGTACAGCGCTGCTGGCCTGTTCCGATTCCTTTGCCTTGATGCCGCGAAGTTGCTTGAAGGTGGACAACAATTCATTGGCCGAGTCATAGTCGAACTCAGCGTCTGCCCTCGCGTAGAGTCCCAGTCGCACGGGTGAAGACTTCACCCAGCTTTGGAACTCCAAGTCACCGACCACTTGGGAGTAGTCAGGGTGCTCTTGCGTTAGCTTTTGCTGAATCTGCATCCGTTTGAAGTCGAGGCCGGCTTGCCGGGCTGCGAGAACATCTGGGTGCCTATCAATCGTCGTTTGAACTGCTTTTTGAGGGTTCTCAAAAAAGTCAACTTCAGGTTCTTCCTCCTGAATACGCTGCTGCTTAGAACTGAGGTTTTGCTTGAGCAACTCGTCAGCAAGTTTTCGGACTTCGCCCACTTCCTGGGCTTGCTTACCGATTAGCTTTTCAGCTTCTTGGTGCATCCGAACGACTTCTTCCAAACTTTTGGCCCTGTACTTGTCAGGAAGTTCGGCTTTTTTCTCTTCTACTTCGAGTTCGCCTAGCGGCTCTTGTTCGTCGTCAATCAACATATTATGGTTCCTGCCAAAATGGTTGTAGGATAATCAACTCGGCGTTTCGCGCTTATGAGTTGGCTTTGCGCTCCGCATTCAACTTGTCGGTGTGTCTTTGCTCAAACCTGGCGTAAGCCGTAGGAAAGTGCCCAGACCATCCCTCCAAATTAAACGATGGAGCGCTGATAACGCGGTGGGCAAGCCCGCCGCACGAACACTGCACGCTTGCCGTCTCATAAACGGTAAACGCCTCAGTGCGTTTGCTGCAATCGCAGACAAATTCATACATTCTTTTCATTCAAGTCCTCGTAGGCTCGTTCGCTGATCTCTTTCAAGGTTATCAGCCAAGTCAGGATTGAAATCTCGCCCTTACGGAATTGTAGACTTTTTTCGTCAGCAATGGTAGAGACATTATTTAGCGCATCCAGCATGACGTCAATATCTTCCATCATGTCGGTCCAGCCAGGACGGGAGAACAGATCAAAGCGGTCTTCGTAGTATTTTTGCAGTTCTTGGTTCATTGTTTGCTCCTGGATAACATGGTTGCTGCAATTTGAAGCATAGCGCGGGCTTTGTCAATGTCTTCAGGCTCAGTGGCCCAGCCGACTGTGATCTGCCCAATAAAACGCCCCGGCTCTGGGGGGATGCCCACCCGACAGGTGTAGCCAACGCCCTTGGTTATGTACCACAGCCCCATCTCGGACTGCGCTGACTTGTATTCGCCGCAGGGAATCTCGCTTGCCATCAACCTAACCACATCGGCATTGTTGGCTGCGTTCTGTGTAAACAGCCCCACATCCAGCCCATCGTTGGTCTTGTCCCTGCCGTCCTTGGCGTAGGCGCGGTGCAGGACGCGAGTGCCAAACATCGTATTGACCTTGAACACCGCCACCACCAGAGCGCCAGACTGTTTGAACAGGTGGGCAGCAGCGTCTTCTACCCTGTCCTCAGCAATGCTTGGAATCTTCTTGGACTCCTTGTAAGCACCGATCAGAAGGTCTTGGTTGGCATAGACAAAGTAGCCCGCAAAGGTCAGGACAGCCATCAGCACCATCGCAAACAGACGGAACGGGCTGGACACATAGGCCAGCACCTTGTCAACTAGGTTTAAACGCTCGTCTGCCATCAGCATTTACCTTTGCATTGCTGCATGGCCTCGTAGACAACCCAACCAACCCCGCCACAGACCAGCAAAAAAATCAGGAGCATCAGCACGATGGTGATGACCTCATCCATTTCCTTTTTATGCTTTGCCGCTGCCGCCTTGCGCTTGCCTTCGGCAATGGCATGATCGCGCTCAATCTTGGCAGTGCGGGCAACGATCTTTTGCCACACATCCATTTTATTTGAGCTGAAAAACAGCATCTTGATGGATTCCTCAAAAACCCTGGCGCTCTCAATCGCCATCTCAAGCTCAATGGCTTGGCCTTTGGCTGACCCTGAGAAGCCACCCTTGCTGACCACTTCGATTGCGTCAGCCTTGGCGCTAAAGTACTGGCCTAAGACTGGCCCAAGACTTTCAATGTCCTGCACCGTGGCCACGGTTTTCTTGACCAGCTTGACGGCTGTGGAGATGGCGGCTAGGGCCGTAAAGGGATCCAGCATTATTTTTTCCTCTCCCGCCACTTCAAGCACCAGACCAGCAGCCGGTCAGATGACCAACTCCACCTCACACACTCAAAGACAGGCGCGGGGGCTTGGACTGCTGGCGGTGGTGGCGGCAGCGCGTCCATCTCAGCGTACCTTGAAGTGATCCCAAAAGGTAGCAACAGCGGCCACCAAGCCACCGACCCACAGCAGGGGCTTTGCCAGCTTGCCCAGTGTCTCAAGTACAGTGAACGCGCCCTGAGCAGCAGCGAACGCGCCCACGACATCCTTGGTGCTTTCCCCCAAGGCATCCACCTTTGTTTCCACGGCCACCAAGCGGTCGTAGATTTCTCTATGGGTTACATCGTGGTCGCTCATTCAGCAGCCTCTGGCGTGTTGCCCTCGGCCAGCCAGAGAAGGTATTCTGGATGCTGCTCGGTGCAAGTCAGGCGGCACTTGCCGTCATCGTCAAAACAAGCAACGATTTGCGGATCACCTTGAACGGTAATCGGTAAAAGTTTGTAAATCATAATTCAGCACTCCATCCTAGATAACCATTGCCAGTTTCCGCCCGAGCAACAGCCCCACCTCCTGCCGCAAAAT